CAGAGGGGCCTCCCGGCACTTGTGTCGCCGGAGTCACTTACACACTCCGACAGAAGGCACGAGTTCTCTTTCCACTTGCATGATCTGCAAGTAAGGAAAGCACCATCCCCATAGGAGGACAGGAATCATGGTAACTCAATCGCGAGGCATTCCCAGTGTTCGTCACCCAGGCGCCCATTACTGGACGATCCTGGCTTCAGATGCCACTGGAGGTGCTCTCGCGGTAGGTCCCGTTGCCGGGTCCTTGAGTTACTATGAAACCCTTGGCGGATATGAAGAAGTGGACTCCTATCGGACGTCCAAGTCTTCTACCGCTGAGGAGCAGTACGAAAACCAATCCACAAGGGATTTGAAACGGAATCTCAGGACCGAGTACCAAACCAGGTACGATAACGGTCATGAGTTTCGCAGTTTCAAGAGGAAGAACTCTCTTCAATCCACTCGGATTGAGATGAGTAATCCCTCTGGTTGGCGTATCTATGTTGGGCCTGTGTGGCCCAAGATAGAGCGTGTGATGTTGTCTCCGTACCCCGACTTCACAGCCCCGACATCGAATCAGATATCGCGGGATGGAAGTAGGGCAATTGAGATGACAGCACCGACTGCACCTGAAGCAGGGCTTGCTCAGTTTCTGGGTGAACTGCGGGAGAAATTACCCGCAGTTGTTGGTCTCGCATCGTATCGTGAAGGTGTCTCCGCGAAAGCTATAGGCGGGGAACATCTTAACGTACAATTCGGGATCAAACCGTTTAAATCGGACATCCAGAAGCTCGCTCGACAAGTTCTCACCTTTCGCAAGGTGTTGGACCAGTTCAAGCGCGACGCAGGTGCCTCACGGCATTTGCGTAGGAGATGCACTGTTTCAGAGGGGCATGACGTCAGCATATTCAGCGAAGGCCTTGCGATCCCCAATGGTATGACTACATTGGGAGGAACAGAGCCTTGGTCTGACTATGCTACAAGCGACACGTCCCTATACAGGGTGATTGACACGTCGAACACAAAGGCGTGGTTCTCAGGTGCGTTTACCTATCATCTTGCTGAGGCAACTGATTTCCTCAGTAAGCTTGAAAGGTACGAGCAGATGGCAAATAATCTGCTCGGTTCACGCTTTGGCGTGGACACTCTCTGGGAACTAACACCCTGGTCCTGGCTTGTCGACTGGGAGCTCGATGTTGGTGGATTTCTCCACAATATCGAATTGCTCCACAACGACTCGCTGGTACTGCGGTATGGATACATGATGCATGAAACCCATGCTGAACGCATCTATTCCGCAATCTCACCCGTGATTGACCGTAAGGGCAATCACTGTGGGATCCCCATGGCCTCGTATTCTGTTCATCAGAAAACGAGGACTAGGGCAACCCCCTATGGGTTCGGCCTGAATGTCGACAATTTCAACCCTCGACAGTGGGCCATCCTAGGTGCGCTTGGTTTAACCAAGACACCTGGGAAACTGCGTATCTCATGATCTGAGATTTCGCAGGGCGAGCCACAACAGTGTGCTCGTTACAACCTCAGTTGCAAGGAGTTCTGCCTTGGCTTACGCCGACCCCCAGTCCGTGACGGTTAACGCAGTCGCGCAGTCTATGCCGCGAATTGCGTCCGGGAACAACGAAGGCGCGTTTGGTAGCGCCGACGGTGCTTTCCGGCTCGCCGTGTCCAACGCCTACGGGCGTCGGACGCGGAGGAGTATCCGTCTCACCCAGAAGAAGATTTCCGCGGATCCGTTCATTCCTGAGCGGAACGTGGAATCTTCTGCTAGCGTCTATGTTGTCGTTGACCACCCGGTCAACGGCTTCACGAACGCAGAGCTGAAGTTTCTCGTAGACGGTTTTACCGCCTACTTGACTGCTTCATCTGGTTCTAAGGTCACCCAGCTACTGGGTGGTGAGAATTAGACTGGATCTCACCGAGTGTAAGACGACATTCATGCTCAGTGATCACGGCAATGCACCGGTCTGGACATGCCCATGCGGGCGCGTCCTCCTAGTGTATTACTGGATCATCGAACGTGAACTCGTGCTGGCCGAGGCTGAGGATGATGTACCCCCGATTCATAACGGAGGACACCATGAAAAGCCCGACCGAACTTCTGCAACCGCTCCTCGAAGATCTGGGGAGCAGATGCGGCACAAGCACCACCCAGGACCTCAAAACAGTCCTGGGGAGGATCGAACATGAGGGGTTGTCATTTCTGACGATAACCCTCGCGAACTTTGGTCGAGACTTCGAAAAAAGTCTTGATCAAGGTTCTGTGACTCTCGACCAGTTTCCGGGCTTTGCCCGGACTGGCGGTCTCCCCCGATTTCTCGGAGGTTTCCTAGAGTGCGTGTTCGACCGCAAGAGTGCTCGGTTGCTGGAC